ACCTGCTGGCGGCGCTGAACAGCCAATGGGGCTTGGGGGCCTTTGGCCGGGACCGGGGCGGGGTCCGCAGGGAGGTGTATTGCCTGCCGGTGAATCCGCCCCGGTTCCAGGCGGGGTTGGGGGATGATCTGGGGTTCCGGGACGTGGTAGAGTTCTCGGCCCCGGACTTTGCTTTTTACGACCCGGTGGAACGGTCGGTGGCGGCGAACCTGGACACGCAGACGGACCTGGTCTTCGCGGCGACGTTCCCCGTCCGGTTTGGGAGCAGCGTCATCGCGGCCAGCGAGACGGCGACGGTGTACGGTGACCAGCCGGTGTATCCGGTCATTACCCTCACCGGTCCATTGACGGTGCCAGTGGTGCGGAACCTGACGACAGGCGAGGTGCTGGATTTCGCAGGGGGCGCCGGCCTGGTGCTCATCGCGGGCGAATCGGCGGAGATAGACTGCCGGCCGGGGTTCAAGACGGTGACCAAGCAGGACGGCACGAACCTGGTGCGATACCTGACCACAGATTCAGATCTGGTAACCTTTCACCTGGCTCCCCCACCGCCGAGCAAGGGGGCGGTGCTGGGCAGCATCCCGCCGCAGATGGGGGTCACGCAAGGGGTCTGGGCGACAAATGGGGAGAATGAAATGCAACTGTACGGGGCAGCGGCCACAGCGGCCAGCAGCCTGACAGTGAAGTGGCGCGATAGGTGGGGCGGTATCTAAACGGCCCGAGCGCGGCCGAGAAAGGATTCGTGAAAAAGTGGAGACCTCATGGCCCTGGGATGGTACTGTGGACGGGGATGCTACGCTGGCACCCTACGACGAACAGGAGTGGGACGACAACGAGCGAATGATGTTCGGTTCGGGCGGTAACTCGGGGGTGCTGGCGGCGCCCTACGGGCTGAACAATTTTAAGGTGACACAGCGCGGCGCCGGGGCGAACATGAGCGTGGACGTAGACACCGGCGCGGCCCTGGTGTACGGCAAACGGTACAAGAGCACGGCGACGGTGAACCTGGCCATCGCGGCCAACGCGAGCGGTAACCCGCGCATCGACCGGGTGGTGGCGGTATGGAACCGGCAAGCGGTGGCCTACGCGGGAGTGACGCCCAACATCAACCCGAAGACCGGCCGGGTGGCGGTCCTGCAAGGCGTGCCGGCCGGGGCGCCGGCCGCGCCTGCGTTGACACAGACGGCGGCGACGGTGTACATGATCCCCCTGGCCCAGGTGTACGTGGCCAATGGGGCGGCGAGCATCACCAACGCCAACATCACCGACGAGCGGGAGGTCGCGCAGGCATCGGGCGGGATGATGCTGATTGAGCGCCGGGTGTTGACCGCGGCTGCGCCGAGCATCTCCTTCAGTACCATTCGCGACTCATTTCGGCATTTGCGCATCGTCGGGCAGGCACGCACCGCGGCCGTCGTTACGAGTGGATCCCTGGCCATCGTGTTCAACGGCGGAGCGGGCAGCTATGACTGGGTTCAGAGCATCGAAAACACGGGGGGAGTCACCACCACGAAGGGTCTCGCCGACGTCAAGATTCTGGGTCCTCTGGTGACAGGGGCAAGTGGTGCCGCAAACTACGCGGATGGGTTTGAGATTGACATTCCCGGATACCGCGAAACAACCTTTTACAAAAGCGTGCTGTACCGGGGAACTTTGGCTGATTCGATGGCCGCTGGAGCGATGGGCGTGGTGAGGGGCACAGGCTTCTGGCGCAGCACAGCAGCCATCACGTCGGTCAGTATCACGCGCTTTGGCGGCGGCAATTTTGATGCGGGCTCGGTGTTCAGCCTGTACGGGTTGCAGTAATGCTGTCGCGGCGGAGGTTCCTGAAGGCTTCGGCCCTGGCCCCGGCGTTCTTTCTGGCCCCGGCTGCCAGGGTCGGCGTGGCCCCCGCGCCAGTGATGGGCCAGGGGGCGGGCACGGCGGCGGACGTCGAGGCGGCGGTCGGGGCCGGGCAGGCGACGGATCCGGGCCCTGGACCCTGTGGCCGGTTCCCGCGGCGCTTCCCGTTCTCTATCCCGGAACGGAAGGTATACCTGTCTCATTTCCCGGTGCTCCGGGTGAACAGCGAGTAGGAGCGTGACTCAGTACGCCGTCTGGCTGAAGGACCAGGCGGGCGACCGCGTGGCCGTCCTGGACTCCTGGCCATACCTCCAGTACGCGCTACGGGTGAACGACCGGGCGACGTACGAGCTGCACCTGTCGGCGGAGCGAGACGTCGACCGGGCGAAAATCGCGCTGTTCGCACTGGACGGCCAGGTAGAGGTATACCGCAAGCCGGACGGGCAGAGCTGGGCGCTGGAGATGGAGGGCCTGCACCGCCGGACGCGCACCTGGGCAGAGGAAAGCGGGCAATTGTCGTGGAGCAGCGTGGGCCGGGGATACGAGGACCTGCTGCGCCGGCGGCGGGTCGTGCCGGCCGCCGGGGCAGAAGCCGAGGCGGAGAGCGGGGCGGCCTGCAACGTGCTGCGGGCGTACGTGCGGGCACAGGCGGGCAGCGGGGCGATCCCCGTCCGGCAGGTAAGCGGGCTGACGGTCGAGGCGGATGCCGGGGGAGGGCCGAGCCTGGAATGGTCGAGCCGCTACGGGAACCTCCTGGAGGAATGCCAGAAGATCGCCGACGCGGCGCGGGGGAAAGGGACGCCCGTCTGGTTTGCGGTGGTGGGCACGGGGGAAGCGGCATTCGAGTTCCGGGCGGGGGCAGCGCCGAAGGGGACGGACCGGCGGAGCACGTTGGTCTTTACGCAGCTCCAGGGCAACATGGTCCAGCCGGAGACGGTGGAAGACCGGTTACAGGAGGAAAACTACCTGTACGTGGCGGGGCAGGGGGAGGGCGCGGCCCGGACCATCGAGGATGTGGCCGACGTCACGGCGGTGGCGGCGTCGCCGTGGAACCGGTGCGAGGGGTTCGTGGATGCCCGGGACTTGGGGGATTCGACGAGCCTGGAGGACCGGGGTAGGCAGAGGCTGAGCGAGACGGGGCCGGTGCACGACTTTGCGTTCCAGGTGGCACAGGTGCCGAGCTGCCGGTACGGGGTGCATTGGTTCGTGGGTGACTGGGCAAAGGCGCGGTTCCTGGACGTGGACGTGGACGTGGAAATTGAGGAGGTGGTGGTAACGGTGTCATCTCAGGGTGAGACCATATCGGCAGGGTTCCGGGTGCTATAGCCATGGGCAACTGGGAAGCTACAGCCCGCATCCTGGAGAACTTGCGCAGGTCTGTAGAGGATGTGCGGCGACGGGTGGGGTACCTAGAGACCAACGCGGAGACGTTGCCTCCGCCGTCAGTCGCGGCACCATTCCTGGCGCTGCCCGGGCTACGGGGCCTGTGGACGATGGGAGCCTTTGACGGCGACGGGAACGCCCATGATCTGAGCGGGCACGGGCACGTTCTGACTTATAACGGAAACCCGACGTACGGATACGCCGGGTTTGTGCCGTACATTGACTTTGATGGGGTAGGCGACTACCTGAATCGGGCCGATGATGCGGACTTTGACATAGCGGGAACAGAGAGTTACGTCGCACCCGGGGCACAGGGCGTGACGTTGGGGGGGTGGTTCTACATTCACACGATGCCAGGAGCAGGGCAGTACCTGCGTTTGATGAGCAAGGGTGCATCCACAGGAAATGTGAGATCCTATGCTCTGTACGTTGACGTGGGCAGGGTAGTTTTCCTGGTCAGTCAGGATGGTGCCAGCTTTTCTCTGGCCCAGATAGCTATCACCGCCGGAGCCTGGTACTGGGTAGTAGGCCGGTACATACCTGGGACAGAGATTGCCGTTTTTTGCAACAGCCAGGTAAATAGGAGAGTTACCTCTATTCCGGCCGCTCTGTATAACTCGGCTGTTGGTTTTAGCATTGGCGGACAGGCGGACGGTACGAACTTAATCCAGGCACGTGCGTCTATGTGCTGGCTAAGCGCAATGGCACTCGGCAATGAGCAGATAGGCCGGCCATTCACGCTCACCCGTGGTTTCTATGGCGTGTAGCAACCAGGGTTGTGAAGGAAAAGCCGGGACGGTCCCGGCTTTTTGGGGTTCTCGGTCTCTGAGCAATAGGGGTGTCACCGGTCAAAGTCCTCGCGGTATGCCCGCTGCAGGTCTTCTCTCTTGGACTGGGCGTAGATGCGGGTCGTGGTTGGGGATTCGTGGCCGAGTGCGTACTGGGTGAGGGCCAGGTCGCCGGTGAGGCTGAGGAACTCGGTGGCAAACCAGTGCCGGAGCGTGTGAGGGGTGAGGTTGAATATCTCGAGGATGCCGGCCCGGGAGGCCAGGTCCTGGATGATGCCCTCCACACCCCGGACGGTGAGGGGCAGGACCCGGCCGCCGGCGCGGCGGTCGTGCCGGGCGAAGACGGGCAGGGACGAAAGGGGCCGGCCGCCGGCGCCGTCGGCGCGGGCGCGGAGGTAGGTCTGGATGGCGTCCCAGGCTCGGGCTGTAAAGAGGACCTCGCGGTCCTTGCCACCTTTGCCGTACTTGACGGCCGCACCCTTCACGGCGTAGAGGAGGTTGCCGCGCTCCAGGCGGACCAGCTCGCCGACGCGCATCCCGGAGCTGCGCAGAGCCTCTATCATGGCCACGTTGCGCAGGCGGGCCAGGTCGCGGCGGTGGACGTCGCCGGGCGGGGTGGATGGGTCATGGACAAGCGGGCGGGCGGCCTCGTCGAGGAGGGCCTGGACTATTTCGGCTGTGGGCAGGCGGTCGGGGGGGAGCTGGCCCCGGTTGCGGACCTTTGACGCCTTGGTGTAGGCCTTTTTCAAGGCGTCATAGTCGGCCATGGGCCAGGCGAGGGCCTGCGTTTCGATGATGAGCCACTCGAACCACGTGGCGACGGCGAAGAGGTAGCTGTGGCGGGTGGACTCGCGGATTTTGGCGGGGTCGCCGCCGGCGTGGGCGAGCAGGTGCTCGTACACGTGCGTGACATAACCGTTAGCAATGGCGGGAGTTAGCTGGGGGAGGGGGAGGGCCTCGGGGTCGATGCCCTGGGCGCGGAGATAGGCCAGGAAGAGGCGCAGGCCGGTGCCGTAGGCGCGGGCGGTGCCCCGGGAGCGGGCGGCTTCGAGGTAGTCGCGGAACTGGCCGATGGACTCGGCGACGGTCGGGGCAGGGCGGTTGTTGGTCATGGTTGGGCCTCCTGTGTCTGGCTTGCCTGTTTTTATCTCGTCAAACTGTGGTTTGACGAAGTAACTAAGCCCATCATATCGGGAATACCACGGCCTGTCAAGCCCCCTTTCAGCCCCCCACCGGGCCGGTTTGAGGGGCCTTGCCGGGGAGCCAGGCGAGCTGCTGCCTGAAGGCTTTGCCGGCCGGCCCGGCGGCCCGCGGCTCTACGCCCTGCCCTGGATCCGTGCCCTGTCCGGGCCTGGGTTTGTGGGCGCCCATAACTGGCAAAGCCCCCTGCCCCGGTTGTCTAGCTTGCGTGTTATTATGTCGAATTATAGGCAGGGGAAAGCAAAGCCCCGGGCAGCGGGTGGCCCGGGGCTCTAGGGGCAATGGAACTGTTCGGACTAGAAGCCGTCACGTGCCCTGTCCCGTTCTTTGGCCAGGCTGAGCGCGGTCCCTTTCTGCTGCTCGATAGCCTTGGCCGCGCGTTCTGTGAGTACCATCGCCGACTCAAGGTAATGGCCGCGGGGGCAGAACGTTCATGGGCTTGCAGCGTAGGAGGCTACTCCCAGGCCCGGCCGTACTCGCGATTCTGGAACAGCTCCGGGAGTCCCTTGTTCTGTTTGAACCGCAGGAGCTCGTCGGGGTCCATGCCCAATGCCCGGGCGACCTCGTCGTCGGTCCAGCCATTCTGGAGCATCTGGGCAACGATATCCGTCATAGGTAGAATGCCATGCACTCCCCGGGCGCGGTTGTGCTCAATCGTCGCTGCCATGCGCTCGTTGCGCCCCTCGCGGCGGATGACCGAGATAGGCAGGTATCCCTTGAGGCGAGGAATAGTCTTCCCTACTTTGCAGCGGTGCTCGCCGTCCACGACTTCCCAGTGCCCATCTGTAGCCCAGGTCACGACAGGTTGGGTAAAACCGCTGTTGTCGATCGAGATCTTGAGCAGCTTCATTTCCGGAGGCGCGACGGCGTTGGGGTTGTAGTCGTTCGCCCCTACCCTTTCCGCCGGCACCCAGAGAACCAGGTCCACCGGCTCGTCTCGGAACGGGCTGGCGGTGCTCAGGATCTCGCGCACCTTGTTCAGGGCCTCGATGCGTTCCGGGATGGGAAGGCCGAGCAGCTCCTCGCGAAGCTGATACGCCTTCTCTGCTATGCCGTCTACCATGCCGTCAAACAGGGTTCTCATAGGTCTCTCCACTTCTCTCTGAGGGGCAGGTTTCTATCCACGGTCGGGTGTGTGAAGTCGAATTCCACCGCGTCAATCCCTGCCTGCTCATACTGGCCGTACTGGCCCCGCAGGTACTCATAGAAGGGCTCTACCGACACACGCACATTCACCGCCCCGCCTGTCTCGACCGCCTCGTACACGTCGCGCAACGGGTACTTGGTCACGCCGATGTCCAGGGTCGTTCCCCAGAAGTCGTTTTTGAGGATGGCCAGGCACATCTTGCGCCAGGATGGGATGTTGAAGCCTGACGGGTTGGGGATGGGCGTGTCGTCGTCCGGGATCTCTTCCAGGTTGTCGTAGTAGCGCTCCTTCATGTACCATTCCAGGGCAATGGCAAAGTTCGCGAGGTGCTTTTCCCGGACGGTGATGGGCAGGGTCGAGAGCAGGAAGAAGGTGTAGCTCTTCCACGTGTGCCCGGCCGGCAACCCTACACCGCCGGAATAGCCGAGCATCTTCTGGCGGGCGTACTTGGCGCCCATGTTCACCCCTGCCACCCGGTCCAGCGCCGCGGCCCAGGTCTCCGGCTCTATCCTGGCCCACTGGTCAAGGCCCCGCCGCTGCTCATCGCCGTAAGGTTGGCAGATGCGCTGCTGGTGCAACGGGACCCCGGACAGGTATAGCAGGTCATAGATTCTGTTGTACGGCAGCCTCTCCCGGCCGATGTAGGTCCACACGTCTTCCACATGCCAGTCATAGACTGGGTAGAAATTGACGATAGTGTTATCCCTTTTGTCTGGAAGCGACGCCCATCGAACACGCCGGCCATCCGGCGTTCGATAGAATATCCGGCGCTTCCTGCCTTTTATGGCCGTGTAGCGGTGGAAACTCTCGTCGGCGCGTATACCGACCAGAGAGGCGTAAGTCTGGTCCGGCCCCTTCAGCATCTTGGGCAGCTCGATTACTACCTCGTCTATCCCGAAATTGGGGTCATAGAACGGAAGGGCATCGGTGTCCGAGATTACGCAGTCATGGGTTGGCATTGGGCGTACCCAATGGGCCTTTTCGTCAGGATCCCAGGACCGCCAGTGTGGCTGAAACACGCTCAACCCGTTTCTCCACAACAGGGGAACGCACACCCAGATAGGGATTAGTACCGGGTCATGCAATATCGAGCGCTCAATGTGCTGGATTGTTTCCCGATACTGAGCCTCGGGGTCTACGAATAGAACATAGATACTACGCCCGCGCCGGACGGCCTCGCGGCGGGCCAGTTCCAGCAAGACAGTGGAATCTTTGCCGCCGCTAAAACTGACCACAACCGTCTCGAAGTGGTCAAAAACGAGCCGGATACGGGCCTGGGCAGCTTCCAGCACGTTTATGTTCAAATACAACTTACCGCCTGCCATTATAGAAGCTCCTTGATTTTCGCGCGGTCCTGGACGCCGGCCACCTCACGCTTGAACAGGGAGACGACGTTGGCCTTACGGGCAATGGCGTCCTGGATGCGCTGCTCGATTCCACACTGGCATACCAGGTCGATGTAGGTCGGCCGGCGGGTCTGGCCGATGCGGTGGTTGCGGTCCTCGGCCTGGATCCGCTCGGAGTATTTGAATCCGTTCTCGTAAAAGATGGTGTAAGCCGCCTCGTTGAGGGTCAGCCCGTGCCCGCCGGTGGCCTGGGTCGCGACCAGGAAGCGGGCACCGTCCTGGAAGCGGGCCAGCTCGGCAGCCCGCTTCTCCTGGCTGAGCTTGCCATAGTAAAGGGCGACGTCGCCCAGCTCCTGGAGAACTGCAGCGACGGCCTCAACGGAGTAGACGTATTTGCACCAGATGATAACCTGCTCCCCGGCCGGCAGAGCCTGGACGTTGTTGAGAAGGACGTCCAGGCGGACGTGAGGGATCTCGACCAGGCGGCCGGCCTCGCGATGGAACCCGGAGGCGATGCGCTGCAGAGCGGTGAACAGGCGGAAAATGGCGTAGGAGTCGAACTCCTCAGCCGACTCCAGGATTTCTTCTTTAACATTCTCGTACCAGGTGCGCTGCTGCCAGGTCATGCCGAAATAGCGGGTGTCGTACAGTTTGGCGGGCAGGTCCACTCCCGCCTCGTCTTTGGTCACCTGGTAGGTGAACGGCGCGATTTTGGCGGCCAGGAGGTCGGTGCGGTGGGAGCGGACGATCAGGCCCGGGTAATCGGGGTGATACTCCAGGTGATTCCGGGCGAACGAGTAGAACGATGGGTAGCCCAGGATGTCCGGCGACAGGAATCGCATCTGGGCATAGAGGTCCACCACGCCCTGGGTGAGGGGCATGCCGGTGAGCACCAGGCGGTAACGGGCACGCTCGGCCATGGCCGTGATGCGCCGGGTGCGCTTGGCCGCGTGGCCCTTGATGTAGGACGACTCATCGACGACGACGAACGTATGCTCGTCGATGAGGCTGTTGGCGGCCAGGACGGCCCGGTCACTGCTGCTCATGGACTCGATGCCCACGACGTACCAAAACCGGTCGCATGGCACCGACCCGCAGTCCGTCGCCTCGTCGAACTGGTAGGCCGTCTCGCCGGTGTGCTTCCATATCTCGGCGGCGATGGTGTCTTTGAGGGTCACCGGGCAGAACCAGAGCACGCGGGACAGGCGAAAGCGGCGGGCGTGGGCCAGCTCAATAGCGCAGCGGGTCTTGCCCAGGCCCTGTTCCATGAACAATGCCCCAACGCGGAGGGGCAGCACTTTGGCGACGGCCGGCACCTGGTGGGGCAAAAGGCCGGTGCGCAGATGGAAATCGTGCGCCGGGAAATCGAGGAACGCGGCGACGGGTGCCGCCCCGTTGGGCCGCTCTTTGCCCTCCAGGGCCTGTGGCGTGGCCATATCGAGGCGGACGTCCAGGACCGTTTCCTGCTGCATTCTGGCGCGGGCCAGGATGTCCCGGGCTGCCCAGTGCCAGTTGTAGCCGTGCAGCTCGGCAAAGTCCTCGACCTCGGCGTGATGCTCGGGCGGCACTACCACGGTTTTGGTATCGGGGTCGTAGCGGGCGCCGGTCAACAGGTTGGCCCGGGTCCAATCGTCTACCGGGCGGAACCAGCGCAGCGAGAACCAGCTCTCGTATTGGCCTTTGCCGGGCAGCAGCCAGCGGAGCTGCTCGGGTGCGTATGTGCCGTCGATGGCTGCCCGGAGCGTTGCCTCGTCGGGGAAGTGGACGACAAAGCCAGCTTCCAGGAGCGTGCGGCCCGTCTCGGCGGCCCGGTCCTCGACGCGCCCGGACAGCTCGCTGATGGTGCGGCGCCAGGCGCCTGCGTCCCAGTGGAAACGCAGGGAGCGGAGCACATCCTGGAAATCTTTACGCTCCTCCGGGAACCGGACGGACAGGACGTCGCCGGCGTAGGAAATGACGGCCCGCGTGGCAGTCAGGGCCCGGATCGGCCGGGCGATGGGCAGGGCCTGGACGTCCTCGGGGGCGACGGGGGGCAAGTCCTCGGGCAGCGGGGCGGCCGGCGTGGC